ACCATTCTCAGCATGCTTAACTTTAGTTAAAGCTTCCATAGTGTTGAGCATTGATAACTCAGGGAACTGATTAAAGTAAGGAAGTCCTTTACCATATTGGAATGGGAAAGTATCTGAAGGGTCTACCTCTCTATATGAAGCAGTAGCTTGTCTATCAAATACAATCTCAGACACTTGATTAAGTGGATTAGCACCTATCTTCTTAGTTCGTACAGTAAACAACCCACCATTGTGCTTGTTTTTTATTCTTGATTCTCCAGTCTTTGAATCTATAGTTACTGTAGCGTTAGGTCCATTCAGTCCTATCTGAAGAACTAAAGCAATCCTTCTATTGTCTAGTTCAGTATCTCCAGTGAAGTTCATTATATGACTTAGCTTTTCTTTCATTATAGCCATATCATCAGTGAAGTTACTTACAGCTGGGTCGTTTATAGCACTAAACATACTATTCACTTTAGAAGAATAAGCAGCAGACATGTAAGGTATCATAGACTTTCCAGGGTTTTTAGAACCCCAACCAGTTGATAACAAGTCATTAAATACTAAGAACCTCTTAAGGGATTCAGGAAGCTTTTCAAAATCCTTTCTATATATATCAACATGCTCAGTAAACTCTAACTCTCGTTGAAGCTTAGCAACATCTATATCAAACTTAATATAATCTGCTATTTGTGTTTTACCTTTCTCTGTTATATAACCCTTAGTAGGCATAATCTTTAGTATACCGTCAGCTCCCAACCATTTGTTCTGATTGTTTGAATGGTCGTTTTGGAACGCTTTAGCTACATTCCCAGCAGCAGTTGTTAGATGTACTAACTTCCCTGCATTTGTTGGTAGTGCAGCAAACTCTTCGTATTTAAGCCCCATTTCCTCCTTAAACATACCACCTAGTTGTAGAATCTTATTAGATACATCATAACCAGCATGAATAAGAGCTCTTGATAATGTTAAAGCTTTTTGTAGCTGACTTATTAACTCAGGGTTATTAACTAATCCATTTGAGTTTTTATTAAATATTCCTAAAGGTGTTTCCTCGTCATTAATTTCAATAATCTCTATACCTAAAACTCCTGCAGTACCCTTAACCTCTTTGAAGTTGTAGTCCCCAAGTAATCCCTTAGCATAACCATTACTTAATTCTATAGACTCTTTTATCGCTTTCTCTATAAGCTTTTGATTTGCCTCTAGTTGTCTGTTATATAAAGGGTTGTTTGTTCTTAAGTTTTCATTTATACCTGTTTGTAACTCTAAAGCAGTTAACGCTGCTTGATGCTGTATTAAGTTATCAAGAGGGTTTGCCGTAAACTTCTTATCTAACCCCACGAATAGGCTTAAATCTTTAAGGTCTTGACCTATCTGACTAGTAACATAATAAAGAAGCATAGCTTTATCATTAACATCTTTTTCATCATTCTTAGACTCTTCAGCGATGGAAGGTATGTTAAAAGAAAGACCTACTCCACCACCAAAAACTGATTGTATAACTTGGCTTAAATTTGCAGGCTCTTCACCTCCTATGTTGTATTCAGCATCTAAGCTCATTGCAGCCTCATTAGCCCTATCGTATATCTCTTTAGAGCTCAACCCTTTAAGGGCAGCCCAATTCATATCTCTTATATACGTAGATATTTGAGCAGGCTTAATACCATACTTCATCATCATTATAAACTGTCCAGCAGTTTCTTTTATGAATTGGAAGTTAGCTCTGTTGTTATTTTTACCATCATCTAATACTAAGTTTAAGTACTTACATACCTCATAGTAAGTTCCAGTACCATCTTTTTTAACTACGTTATCTAGTGTAGTTAAAGTAGATTTATTCGATGCTACAAAATTATTAAATCCTTGTATGTCTTTTTCTGAGCCTAGTTCGTGAATTTGATTAGTATCCCTTTTAACAAGGAAGTGGTCGCCATCATTAAGCATAGCCCCGTCATGACCATTTTTATAAGCATCTCTATTGTTTTGTAAATCTTCTTGTACTATCTCTTCTTTGTATGAGTTTTTAATATTTAGCAATACTTCCTGTACCTTCCCTACGTCACTTGATTTAAAGTATAAAGATTTTAATTCGGCTAATAATTTTTTATAATCATCTATTGTGTCTCTATAGTCTGTATCATCAAAGGGCTTCATTGCATCACTCTCTGATTCTATCTTAACTATATCATACATTCTTTTTAACTTCTCTATCTTGTTAAAAATAGACTTATCAGACGGACTAAGTTTGTTTATAGCATTTGGTACAAATCCTTTAAAAAAGTCATCTGGAGCTAGCGGCTCATGATATAAACTTTTTATTAGACTTTCATCATACTTATTTTTTAATCCCTCTTTAAAGTTTTTATCAATAGAATTGGTAGGATTTCTTTCAGAAATTATACCGCTTTTAGGAACGTTAGCTTTAGCAAAAAGAGTTGCTTCTCCTTTTACTGTTGTAAAATATTGATATGTTGAGCTTGAAGCTAATGGGTCTGAGCCTCTATACACAACGTCCTTCACTTCACTATTAGGGAATACTGTTTCCAAGAATTCTGAATACTCTTCTGCAGTTCCAATTTCTGATAACTTTTTATTGTTAGAATAAAAATCTAAACCTAAAGAACTTTTACTAAACCCTTTATCAATTTGAAACTCTATAGCTGTACCATCATAAAGAAGTTCAGGATTACCTTGAGATATATAGTTGTACATAAGGTTCTGAGATGCAATTATACCAATCATCGGTACATTACCCTTAGTCGTCTCATATATATTACTTGCACCTAATAAACCTAAATCATTATTTACTTCAGTACTTCCTTCTTCATTTCCAAACAAAGCAAGGTTACTAGATTTTGTAGTAGATTCAATTTCAATCTCTTGAATTAACATATTAACTACAGAAGGTTCTGAATATAAATCTATAATAGATTGTATAACATCATTCTTAGCGTTCTGCAGGTCTGTTAAGTTCTCTCCAGTCTCTACCATGTTAATGTGTAGCATATCCCCATCGAGGTCAGCCCCCATAATAGAAGAAGTCTTAGAGTTAACAGCGATTGTATTACCTTGTTTATCAGATATTTTAGCAACTCTCAATACTACAGTAGAACCTGCAGATGATGCTGGAATACGAGTGGCAAGAAATAATATCTCTTTACCACTAGTTCTAGCTTTTTCTACATCCTCTTTAGTAACACCTAGCATTTTAGCCATGTGTTGAGATATAGATGCTTCAGCGTGTGATACTTTTAAATTACCTTCTGTACCACTTACTCTAATAGGTTGCAATGCTTTGTCTGTTTCTACTAACTTACCCTTATCTGATATTTCAAATCCTTGGATTATATCAGACTCTTGTAAAGATAGAGTCCCCTCAGTTCTTAACTTAAATCCTTTCTTTCTTAACTTAGAATTAGCCAACTCTAAAACTCTAGCTCTAATAGTAGGTAGAGAATCGTTATCTTCTTGGAACATAACAGCTTGAACAGGAGGCATAGATGATGACTCCATATCTTGTTTAGCTAATCCTTCGTATGTAAGGCTAGCAATCTCTTCGTCATATTGTAAATCTAAAGCAAGTGCGTAAGCATTCATAACCTTCTGAGAAAGAGCTTGTACGTTCGTATCCCAGTGGTCAGCAAATACATTCATGTTAGATATACCTTGCTTCGCTACAGTTGCAGAGTTAGCTTCTTTATCTAACTCATTCTGTACACCAAAGAACCTACCATCAAATCCTCTAAGATTGTTAACCTCATCATAACCCCACTTATCTAAACGACCATTAAGGTCAAAGTTTCTATCATTTAACTCTTCTAAAGAGAATGTGTTAACTCCTTTAATGTTAAACTTCTTTACACCACTATCTGCATAAGATAAAACTCTATGGTTCTTTAAACCTTTATCAGAATAAAACTTCTCTCTAGCTTTTAATGACTTATACACTCCACTAAGAGGTCCTCTAACCTTATTGTTTAATACAATAGTGTGACCTTTGAAGTAGAATTGATTTGATTTCTGACCTGTATGAGAAGCTATCCTTTTGTTGTCTATATTTCTTCCATATCCTACAAGCTTAAATGAGCCCTTAACGTCAGATAAACCACCATGACTACCTTCTAGTCTTGTTGCTTCCTCTTGTGTTATGTATGACGCTGAATCAGCAAGTTTAGGAGTTAGTTCTACCTCTTCAAGTTCGCCTGTTTCATAATTAAATATTTGTACTTTCTGAGACTCATTTTCGAAATCTAATTTTTGGTCATCAAAAATAATAGTCTCTACTCTGTTACCAGAATAAGAAGAATCGTGTGGAGCAATAAGCCCCGTAGAGCGCTTATTCTTCATACTAAAATTCTGCTCTTCCATAGTGTTAGCATTCAAGTCTTGTAACCAAAACTTGTTTACAAAGTAATTCATAGAAGCCACAGCATCGAAAGGACTTCTTCCTAACTTATCCATCATGGCTATATGAGTCTCTACATTATTTAAGTATTGAATCTTACCATTTATAGTTTGTTGGAACGCTAGTTTACCTAATAGGTTAAGCTCTCCTTTTACCTTAGACTTCTGAGTGTCAGAGTTCTTTATTTTATAACCTTCTGATAATAAGCTATCTATAGTGGCTTGACTAGTAACATTAAACAAGTCAAAGTCACTGTTGCTATTATGATTAGCTATAATTTCTCTAGTCTTAGCGTTGTGGTAATCTACGACCTCATCCATCTTGGCTTGCAACTCTGTGGTTACAGCCATTACATACTTTCTCTTAACATTATTTAAAGCTAATAACTTTTGACTTTTAGTAGCGGTTATATCAACCTCTAACTCTAAGTGCTTATCTATAGCTCTTAATTGTTCTTCAGTAAAGTCATTACGATTGCTTACAGCATTCTCTATAAATATAGCAACACCACCTTTTAAGTTGTATTGATTGTCTGCAGGAATTAGAGTAGCCTTAGCGTAGTATCTTCTAGACTTATCAGAGTAGTCACGGACGACCTGATTATACTCTTTAGACCCAGACTTTAAAGCCCTATTAATTTCATTAATATCTCCTTCAGTAATACCTACACTAGATATGTTTTGTCTATCTAATTCAGATTTTGAATCACCAAGTAAAGAAAGGAACTCTAACTTATAGTCATCCTCAAGAGCCCTCATAGCATAAGGGTTTTGATACCCTTCGTAAGAGAATAATTCAGCAAAAGCCATTCCGTCACCCTTATTCATAAAGTCTCTTAGTGAGTCTGCATTGTATTCTAAGAAGTACTTTCTTGTATTAAGATTAAGAGTCTTGTCTTCTGGTGTCAATATAGTAGACATGTAACCTTCGTTATGCTCTGAATTAAATGTGGCTATAACTGCTTGTGCTAGTTTTTTATGCCCCTGTAAATCATTAAGAGAACTAGAGTTGCTTGCGCCTTTCTCTTCGGTCACTACAGTATACATAGCAATAGAACCTCTTTCAGAAGTCTTCCATTCTTTTACTATTTCTCTTTCCCATACCCTTCTACCAGGTTCTATTCCAGAAGAAGAAAAAGACATAAGCCCGTTTTTCTTAGCAAAGTCTTCTTTTTGTTTATCAGTTTTTAACTCTGTAAGTTTAATCTGCCTAGTAACCTTACCATTCCTTTGGAATTCTGGTACTTTAGGAAATTTAGTTAAACCAGCTTCAGGGAGCGTTTCAACATACTCAACTTGACCTTCTTTATCTGCAGGGAATTTCTCCATACTATTATAAGCTTCCTCAATCTGCTTTTCAAAGTCGTCTCTAATTTGAGACATAATCTCTTTATCTATAAGCGTGTTGTCTTGAATCTTATTTCCACCTATCTTGTTTTTAATATTAGCTATAAAAAACGGCATAAACACATCAGCATTAGCTTTTTTCTTTAAGTCTTCAAGAGAAATATTGTTATTTTTAACGCTCTCGGCTAAATCAAAACTAATTGATTGGTTATATAAAGCTTTAAGCCTGTCGCCTTCAAAGTACTCTCTAAGCGTAAGGTTCTTTTTTGTTTCTTCATCGTATATACGGAACTCATCTAAAGCTAATTCATTGAAATTAAAAGAAGCTCCACTCTCGTTAGTACCAAATGGTAAAAAGAAAGCGTTTATAAAATGAAGTAAGTCTTTGTCTCGTTGCCCTTTTTCATATGTGTGTTTAGGAGCGTATACAAGACGTGCTAAATTCCTAGTGTATAGTATTCTTTTTCTAAGCTGAGATAACATTCCAGCTTGTCTTTCATTTGTAGGTGTTGCATTAACATTCTCAGTTAATAAACCTAATGGTACATTACCTGTTCTTTGTTTATTTAAAAACTCAGAACCAAACATTACAGCATCCTTAAGAGCAGTCTGTACTCTATTTGCGTCTTGTCTTGACAAAGCAGGAGCGTATCCATCAGCAGTAAGAAAGAGACCTTTCTCTGTAGTCATAGAGTTCATCTGAAGATATAACCCACCTAATACAGAACCGAATGCCATATTAGCACCTTTCTTTGTGTATGGCACTGCAGTCTTTGGTAATAATTCATATTGCCCTACTAGAGTTGTAAGGAATCTTGCAACATGCTCGTCCTTATCCTCCATGTAAGTCCAACTCTGACCTGCTTCTTGAATTCTTAAACCGTCTATAAGGTTATAAGCACTTGTGATAAACTGCTCTTTAGTCTTCCCTTCGGTGAAGTTTTTTATATGGAATAGTAATTTATCCTTCCCAATTATTCCATCCCTGTTGTAAGTATGACTTACAATTTGTAAATGGAACTCAAGAATAGAATATAACTTATCAGATAATTGCTGAGGGTTATCATCTATCATTGCAGAGAATACCTCATCTGCATCAAAAGTTTCCTTATTACCTTCGTTATCAGTAGCTGTTACTTCTTTCTGAGCTTCAGCAAATTTCGCCTCTAAAGCTTTTATATAAGCGCTATCTGACTCAGACAATCGTTTAGATAAAACCTTAGAAGCTTCAGCTGTAAGCCCTGTAAGGTGTTGATTACGAATAAGAGCTTTTATAGTCTTCTCGTTGTTCTTAAGTATTTGTAATACTTTGTTGTAATCTTTTGTATTCCAGTAATCAGATAATATATCACTTGCTATATCTACGTAAGATTTATTTATACTTTCAGTTAGTAATAACTTCTCCTGTATATACTTAGATAATTCTTCAACAGTAAAGTTTTCTTTCTTATCTACTTCAAGCAACTTGTCAAGTTCATCATTTACAAACTCTTTAGCTCTCTTGTGAACAGAACCCTCTAAGTCGTTTAATAAATACTTAACATCTTCTATTACCCTAGCTTGCTTAAGTAGTTTCTTATTTAATGACTGTTGAGTTGTAGCAGTGTAAGCACCGTACTTAGCTTTGTTATCAGCTATTAACTTATTAACATTCTTAAACTGTTCCTCTAAACTTTGCTCTCCATTAGCTTTATACAAGCCTTTAGATACAGCTTCAAAAGCAGACTCTGCTTCTTCTTTAGTAACAGAATCTTTTATTTTTTCTTTCCAAGCTTTTAGCTTGCTATTGTACTCTGTCTTGTTTTGACCAGAAATGAATAAATCTTGATTAACAGAACCATACAAACCACCTAACTTAGCTAAAGCTTCATCTTGTATATGTACTTGTGCTTCTTCTTCTAACTCAACAAATCCTGCTTGTGTTAGCACATTTAAAGAAGACTCATAGAACTCTTTACGTAATTTCTCTGTAATATCTTTCCCATTATCTAAGGCATACTTCTCTACGGAAGTTACAACATTAAATAACTCTTGTTGAGATGCATTCTCTTGCTTAAGCTTTAAGTATTCTAAAGCTTCTTCTTGAGTCATTGTATTCTTATTACCTTCCTTATCTACAAAGAAGTACAAAAGCTCTTCTTGGTAATCTAGTCTAGTTGTCTTGTATACAGGCTGACCTACTACGGACAGCATCATATCTTTAACTTCTTTTAGATGCCCATAAAGCATTCTAAATATGTGAAAGTTCTCGTGAAATATAGCTTCTTCAGCACTGTCTGTCGCAGCGTCTGGGTTAATAAACACCCCTAATCCCATTGCGTAAGCAGCACCTTCATCGCCCCTACTATATATCTCATCTAAAAACTGTACGGAAATTAATCCGTCTGCAGATTTCTTTGCATATAAATTAGCAAGAGTTCTTTGCGAACCTTTACCCATTGTATACGCTCTACGTATTTTACGTCTATGTAAAGCAGCTTCAACCTTATCTACTATTCTTACGGCTCTCTCTTTATTAAAGAACGCTTTAATAATACCAGTTGTAGCGTCTAAAGCTAACTTTGCTGTAGCTTTTAAGTTGCTACCAGTCAAGTACTTAGGTATAGTTTCCTTACCTTTTTCTTCTACTTTCTCTTCTGCTTTTACTTCAGGCTTATAGTTTTCTATATCAGCCTTAGTAAGTCTACCATTTTTACCCTTACCATTACCTATTAAACCAGACTCTTCTAAGTCTATACCTAGCTTATTAGCTAAGGCTAGTGCCGAAGGAGATATAACCTTTCCTTTAAATTGACTATTCTTCTCAGTTAGATTTTTCTCTTTCTCCTCTTTTGTGTCTTTTTCGTCTCTAGCTTTTTCCTTCTCTTCTCTAAGAGCTTTCTCTTTCTCTGTCTTAGCTTCGCTTTTCTCTTTAGCCTTCTTCTCTATCTCAGATAAGTTCTCATCAAGTGTATCAGTCTTCATTTCAACTGAACCATCAGGAGATACAGTTATAACACTTAAAGTATTATTCTTCTCATTCCTTTTAGTATATACATAAGTACCATCTTTTGAACTAGCAGCGTTAGCTTTATGACCTTTAAACTTTCTACCTGCTTTCTTTTTTGCAGCTTTTAATGCATTAGACTTTTGACCTTCTAATTTCCTCTTACCATAAAACTCTTTAGCTTTATCATCTGAAGTTGTTAAAGCTTGTTCTTCAGCAGTTAAGGCTTCACCCTTTAACTCCTTCTCTAATATACCTTCTAGCTTCTTACCTGTATCTTTCTTCCAGGTTTCTTCATCTGTCCTAACCTTAGCTTCGCTATATATTTCATTTATCCTAGATTCAGTAGCACTAACTATATCTTCTTGAGCTTGCAAGGAAGCCTTGGTTAGTTCTTTTAATCCATTAATTTCTATATCAGCACTAGGTTGGTCTAATGGACCATCATCCACTTGAGCTTGAATTTCATCAATCTTAGCTTGAAGAGCTTCTTTTTGTTTATTTAACTGAACTTTACTTGTACTGTTTAGCCAAGAGTTATAAACTAATTCAGTCTTACCTTTATTATCTAAGGTACTACTAGGCTTACCATCCATAGCAGCTTTAATCTCATCAAAAGTACCCTTGTAAGAGCTGTGCTGTTCTTCTGATATATTACCAGAATCTAATTTAGATTGGAAAAAGTCTAATATAACTTGTTCATCTCCTTGTTTTACAGCGTTAAGAATCATAGTATGAGCTGCAGCATCTCTACCCCAGTTACTAGCTTCTTCAGCGTTTAACTCCTCTATAACTTCTTTCTGACTTATTGTACCGTCTTCATTAGTTACATTAACCTTACGCTTAGTTCTGTATACTCCTTCATCTAAATCCTTCTCAAATATCTTAATCATTTCATGAGACTCATTTCTCTCATCTATAGCAGTCTGTAGTGTAGTTCTGTTTTCTGTAGCTGTTCTAATAGTATTACTAGCACCAGACATAAGTAAACTTGTAGCAAAAGAAAGAACCCTTGTAGGTCTTTGTTCGTCTGCTAAAAAGAAATCTAAGTAATCAGGAAATTCATCCCCCTCACCTTTAGCTTCTGCTATCCTTCTTTGTACAGACCAGTCTTGAAACACCTCTTGGAATTGCTCTACAACACCATCAGTAATACCATGAATCGCACCCATCCCAATAGCCTTAAATGAACTACGAATAACATCATTCATTCCTGGAGCTTTTAAAGCACTAACTCCTGACTTTGCAGCTGCTTTACCAGCAACACCAGCAACAGCCTTAGCCGTGCTAGTACCTGCGAATTTAGCACCTAACTTCTGTGCACTTGCCATAGCACCTTTACCAATACCCATTTGTCCCATAAACAAACCATACTGAACAATATCAGCACCCATAGACGCAAGGTTGTCTCTATATACTAAACTCGCAGCATTCATTGCTTCCGCTTCAGTAAGACCTTGTTTGACACCTTCATTTAATGTCTGTCCTGCTAATGCAGCACCTTCTATAAGGTTAGCTGTAGCACCCGCAGATACAGTTGAGATACCAGCGGTTATTAAACCTCTAGCTACTAATGGGTCAGCATATTTAGTTATACCTATAGACTTAGAACCTTTAGCTATAGCTGCAGCAGCCTTAGTAAACTTACGACCTTTAGTCGCCATACCTGCTAATTTAGCAGCACCCGTAGCAGGAATCATTAATGATAAAGCAAACGGAAGCATACGAGCTACGCCCGTTCCCCAGAAATCTATATCAGATAAATCATCCCAAGTTACATTTTCTAAGTCCGCTAATCCAGGAACGTCATCACCATAAGACTGTAAGTAGTCAGCAAAACCATGCAATGAATCAGAAATAGGTTTAGATGTGTCTGTGCCATATACTTGTTGAGATATTTCAGAAGAAGTACTACCTCCCATGAAGTCAGCTATGTCACCAAAGCTATCCACCATATCACCTAAACCAACAACAAACGATTTACCAGCCATTTCAAACCAGTTCATATCCTCGTCTATTTCAACCTTTGGTTGCTCTGGTTGCCTCCACGCTGTAGTAGCGTCCTGTATAGCTTCGTTTTCTAGATTTAAATTTCGTCTATAAACAGGCACATCATCTTGGGGAACATCCAAACCCTCCGAAGAAGAGGGTTCATTAAACGAACTATCTAAAGAGGAGTCGTACTGTTGTACTCCTTCTTTAGGTTCGTCTATATTCCAAAAATCATTTGATGGTTGTATTGTCGGTGCTAACTTCTTCTCTTCCATAATTATTTTTAAGCCTTTTGTATTTTATTTCTTAACTCGTCTACCATTTTAAGGTAGCTTGACGCTTGTTCCGAACTAGCTCCAAGTCCCATCAATACTTTATAGTAAGCATCAAAGAAAACTTTACTGTCGCCTTTCATTAAAGCATCGTTTAGTTCAGGGAAATCGTTATTGTTAAACCTTTCAGAAAGGCCACTGATTCCTTTATCCATATCTCCGTCAAGAGCAGCTAAAGATAATAAAATACTTTTAGTAGTGTTGTCCTTTCTTTTCTCTCCAAGACCTAAAGTTTGCATAACTCTATTTACCTTAGAGTCGTAGTTAGGTAGTTGTGCGGATATTTCTTCTATACTAGAATCAAACCCTATGTTAGCGATAGCAGTAGGAGCTGGTTGTTCAAACGAAGCACCAGCAGTATACCTAGCTAAACCTGCGCTTTCACCAGCTTTTAAAGACTCATAAACAGACATAACCTTAGCGTCGTTAGGGTCTATTTCGTTGTAGAAATAACTATTAAACCACAAGACATCATCACTTTCGTACTCTTGTATAAGAGCATGTTCAGCATCTTTAGGTTCTCCTTCTAAATCTTCAGCCTTAACTAACTTGTAAGAACCGTCAGACTGCTTAAGTTTGTAACCCATAAAGATAGCACCAGGCCTTATGTCACCTAAGTCATCTCCTGGAGTTACAGTGCCACCATCTTCATCGTACCACATACCTTTAGCTTTAACATCTGGTATAAACCCTTCAAGGTCTACAACCTTTTCAACACCTAAAGAAGCTTTAGCCATATCAAGTTCATCACCGACAAACCCTCTATTACCCATTATCTCAGTGTTCTCAGGATTGATTCCATATTCAAAACCACCCATATCATAATCACCTAAAGCTACTTTGTGGTCGTTAGAGTTCTTGCCTATCAAACTTGTGCTAATAGGTTTAAGTCTTCTGTGTTGTCTTTGTATTCTACCAGACACTGCTTTACTAATTTGTAGTTCACCGCTTGGTTGTAATGACTGTTCTGGGTTAATACCACCTATGTAAGACGCTGTATACCTTCTTAATTCATCTATAGGAATATCCATAGCCTCAGATTGAGTTAGGTCGTATTCCTTCATATAGTTTCCTGTAAATATCTGCATGTTAGAACCTTGATTTAAGAATCTATCAGCCTTAGTATTACCCTCTACGTCATTACCTGGTTCTTCCCATTGAGATAACTGTCTATGCTTGAATGTATCTATGTCACCATTCATGAAAGCATCAAACTCTCTCCTAACTTGATTAGGTATAAGGTGAGCAAGCTTCCCATTATCACTCTCTTGTTGTTCGTAGAATTGCTGTACCTGAGATGTGTTACCTTTAATTCTTTTAGCGTCCTCTGAAAATGCTATGTTGTTATAGAAATTCTTCATGGTTTTTCTACCACCAGAATTCATAAACTTAATAGGGTCGTTACCAGACTTCTCTAATTCAGACAAGAAGGTATCCTTCTCTTGGTCGTACATAGCTTGGATTCTTTCTTTATCCTCATTACGTATAGCAACCTGGCTAGACATGTCATGGATGTGTTGCATCCACTGGTCCATCTCTTGCGTCTTAGCATCTTCATTTGCTTGCATTTGACTTTGAGCCTGCTGCAACTGCATAGCTTGACCTAGTTCAGCTTGAGCTCTATCTCTTCTAGCTCCTGAACCAACCCAACCATTAAGTGCACTATTTACTTTAGAATAATCCATTAGTTTGTTGTGTTTTTAGCGTTTGCTGCTGCTTCTTTATCTATTGCTGCTTGCTGTTCTGGTGTTATGTTTGCAGTGGTAATCTTTTGATTTAGTAAAGAGGTATCATAACCATCATCTTTACCTTTTTTTCCAGACAAGTTTTTTATTAGGTCTTCTGTAGCTTTCCTGTTAGGATTCATGTAGTATGATACATCACTAATAGCATCTGACAATAAGTTACTACCAACTCCAGAAAGTATTTGTCTGTTATTACTTAGTGTAGCTTGTCTCATTTGCTCTACGTTCATATCTCTGTTTAACTTCATAGAGCCTACAGATGTAGCTAAAGAGTTATACTCCTTTATGTTCTCTCTGTGGACAGCTGCGTCTTGTGCGGCTAATTGATTAAGTCCTTGTATACGCTGTGCATCTACAGTTCCTTGATTAGCTAAGTACATACCTCTTTGACCTCCTGAAGCTCTTAATACATTCTTCATAGCTCCTGCATAAGCATCACCCATGTTCTGCATTGCAGCACCCTTTTCCTTAGCCGTAAGACCCGACTCTGATAATGCTTTTTGTTTTGATAAAGCTTCATATATTAAAGGGTCTAATTCAGGCGTTTCAACATCTGGTGCTCTTAATGCTTGAGACAAAGATAGTATTCCTGCAGCAGCTTTCAAACCTGTTAGAGCCATTTCTGCTTTACGCATTTGACCTTCTCTCTTTTCAGCGTTTGCTGCATTAAGCTTATCTTGATTTACTTTGTCTTCTGCGGCTTGTTTAGCTTTAACTTGTTCCTCTGTGATTAAAGTTCCATCCTCATTGTAAGAGTCAGTATCTTTAAGCATTTGCTTAATACGAGCATCATGGTCTTCCTCTCCCTGTGCTATTCTAAGAGCCTTATTTGTAGCGTCTTGCTCTGCAGCATCTCCAGCTATAAGACCCGTTTCAACCTCAGTTCTTTCTGCTGTTTCTTCAGTTGCTTTAACAGCAGGACCTAAGCCTCCAGTTTCGTCAATCCTAACTAACGAATCGTCTGTAGCTTGAACATTTAAAGAATTACGTAAAGCATCTCCTTCTTTATTTATTACAGCAAGAGCAACTTTTTCATCTTCAGTTAAAGAATCAGGGTCTTTCTTATTCTTTAACATTAAAGCTATATCAGCATCAGTCATAATACCTTTAGTGTTCTTAGAGGCTTCTGTGGCTTCATAAAACACTTCATGATTATTTAACTGAGCATTGTATAGGTAGTCGCTTTCTTGTTCCGTTAATGACTCGCCATTAGCTTCTTTTCTAAGTAAGTCTTCAATTTTTTCTTTGTCTCCATCTGCACTATAATCGTAATCTGAAGCCACATTCTTTCTAACTTCTTTCTCAGGCTCTTCTTCTTTTTTCTTTTTTGCAGCTTTTTTAGCTTTCGCTTTATCGTTTACTTCCTTTACAGCTTTTAGTATAACATCTTCTGGATTGTCTGAATTAGCCCAGTCAACCAATTTACTAACTCCAGAATCTACATCTTCTTTTGTTACGCTGTAATCCTTATCCTCTTCTTCTTCTTCTTCTTCTTCTGGTTCTTCTATAGTTTCAGACCAACCAGCAACTTGAGGGGTATATGTAAAGAATTCTGGACTACCTCCAAAGTTAGCCATACTGTCTGTGGTAACAGAGCCGTCCTCATTTTGCCATCCTGGATTCTGTTCAGCAGCGTCACTTCCTGCTTCGTATATAACTTTATCCCCAGCCTTACCTACACTTGAAGGTGCTGCTATAGAGTTGTATATCTGACCTGGTTTACCGCCTTTCTTTTTGAAATTCTCAGTAAAGTAACCTTCAACAACATCTAATTGCTCAAGAGTAGTCATAGCCTCTAAGTCTGAAGACTTATAGAAAGTACCATTTACAGTTTTACCACCCTTACCTTTGTCAGTTCCAGTCCCAACGAACTGTATTAAACCAACAGCACTACCTCCAGCTAGATTCTTCTGAGCAGGAGAATAACTACCAGCAGTTTCTTTTTCAATAGCATGAAGTATCTCGTCAGGGCTAACACCCATAGATTCAGCTATACTATTAATCTTATCGTTAACCCCTTCCTCTTTCAAGAATGCAGCTCTGTTTTTTGCTTTCTGTGACTTTGTAAGGTTTGTCCCTTTAACTATAGCTTTATTACTCATATCTATTTATGTTTCCAAGTTGTCATTTCATTTTGAACTGCTTTACCAGCTTCTTGGTATTTACCACCAGCCAATAAATTCTTAACCTTACCCATGAATGGTTTATCAAATACTCCCTCACCACCAGTGAGTTCCATACCTGTAGGCTTGCCACTCTTGTCTACTACAGTAAGAGGGTTGGATGAATGGCTATAAGCCCCTTTAGTCATACCACCTGTTTTGTAGGTATTCATATATGTTTTCCTATCTTCCAAAGGTGTATTCTCATAATCTCGTTCTACGTTAGTTCTAAACATTTCTAAACGGTCTTTACTTGGAAGACTCACCTTAGTATTGTCAGAGTACGTACTATTGAACTGATTAAAGAAATCGTCTTTAAAATCATCTCCTTGTATTTTTCTCATAAAGGCTGCCTCTGCTTCGTACTTTGCTTTTATCTTTCTGTAAGCAGGGTCTTGTTCGTATTCCATTTGCTTGTTAGGCTTTATAGTCCCACCTTCTTGGTATCCAGCAAATTCTTCTTGGTCTTGCATAAAAGAATCAAAACCTTCTTGTTGTTGTTTCTTTTGTTCAATCTTTTTTTCTTCTTTTTGAAACTTATTCTTTTTAATAAGACCAACACCAAGTCCAACGAGTGCACCAACACCAGCACCTACAGGGCCTGCTGCAGCTCCCATTTGAGCAAACTGTACTGCTGAACCTGCTACATCAGCATTATCGTAATCAGGATTAGTATCTAAAGCTGAAATAACAGAGCCAGCTGCACCTAATCCAGCACTTAACTGATTAGCAGTGTTTTCTTTCTTTCCAGCTTTAGCTGCGTCAGCTGATGCTATTTGTTCTGGGGTAAGACTACCTCCTTCAGTATATTTTTGAGTTACTCCGCCTCCGTAATATAAGTTGTTAGCTAATTTCTTCTCTTGCTCAAACGATAAATCTTTTATCATGTCGTAGTTCTATTATGTATTAAAGTACCAAACAACTCTATTAAACCTGTATTTGTACTTTGTGTTCTTATAATTAAATATTGCCCTGTTGCTTTTGCAGTACCAGCAGTATTTGTTATTGGTATTATGTGTTTACCGTTTGCTGTTCTACTTAGAGTTGCGTTACTAGCAAAAGAGGAATTACTAACTGAGTCTGTAAATGTAAAAGTAGTAAATTTTTGTGCATTTTCATTTCCAGATAAATACATGACTAATTTATCAAACTTTTTAGAAGAGTATACATTCTCATTACAAACAAAAGTTACATCTAAACTATATGTATTGTTTACTTCGTAATAGCTTATATGACTTGTATTAACGTCTTCTCTATACACTTTTGACAAGTCTATAGAACTTGTGGCATTGTTTCGTCCTACAGTTAGCAATTCACCTGGCAAATTAAAAGCCATTGCTATTACATCTTCTTTCTTAGTTATCATTAAATCACGCAACTCACTGTAAACCATGTGCGTAACACTAGCATTATTTGCTGTCGTAATACATATACCAACTTCGTCGAAAACTTTATTGTTATACAATGAAATTCCTCCTACTGCATAATCAAGAGGTTTATCCCCTATAGAAGAATTTTTTAAAGCATTAAATATGTTAGAGTTTTGTGTTGTTAAACCTAAATCTTGAACAACAATACCTTTACCAAATACTAATTTACAAAAAGACGACATATTTGAATCAAACCAATATGCTGATGTATTTGTAATCATCATGTTATTAAAATGTTGACTACCATACAATGTATCTATATAATCACTACGTTGTATAATTTGACCAGTTCCTGTTACAATAGTTACAGCTGCTGCATCTGCATTATCTACAACTACTCTTGGGTTTATAGATAATTTGCTAACACCTTTTGTTTGTAGAGCAAATAATTCGTTTCTTAAATTAAATAAATTAAAGATAGCACCCTTATTATTATCTAGTTCGTGAATTTCATTAGCATCAAATGTCGAGTAAGCATCAAATAAATCACCCGCTAACTTAATGTTAGAAGCTGCTATTAAATTTCCGTAATTATTAACATCTTTAAAGTTTGTTGGTTTTGGTAAAAAAGTTTTTGTGCTATTACGACATGAGTATGTTTCGTTAATTAAAAAATTATCATGTACAGATGGTGATACATCATCAGTTGAACCAAAGAAAACACCATCTCTTAAATCTATATTTATAGATGATTCTACAGGGAACATAATAGCTGTAGATGGGTATGATTTAGAACTACTAAACGTAGTAGAGCCTGTTTTAAATTTTTGCAATGAATACATGTTAACGTAAGTATCCCCTCCAAATATTTTATCTCTATTAGACGTGCTTGGACTAAAGTTGACGTGACCTGTAGATATGTATTGATTATTTTCGTAGTTAGATGTTAAGCTACCTCCATACTGAGAGGCTTCTACGTTTCTTCTTATTTGCGTGTACAATTTAGATGCAAAACATTTTTGTGCTGAATCTTGGTCACCAGATTTTAAATTTAACATAAAAGGCGAATACGTAGAATCATTTGAATCTGAAGCTATATCAAAATTTGCATGCCTAATTTTATCATTTTGTGAATCACCTAAAGATATAAAAATACTGTCTACACCAAACATAGTTGTATCTCCTGTGTTCGATTCTTCTCCTGATTCATATTTTTCAGTAGTAAGAGCTGTAGGCATGTGTCGAAACACTTTATCGTCTGATTGAAATCTTGTCCTATTAGTAAAGCTTTGATTAACACGACCAGTGCCATTATCGTCATGACCCATTCTTGATTTATTTATAGTCTCTCCTGGAGCTACGTTTGAACCATATTGAATAGTATTAAAACCTTCTGCCTCAGTTGCTTGATTTATAGCAACAGCACTACATTCGTAACTTGAATAAATTGTTTTATTTGAAAATTGGTACGATTTAAGTGCCGCGTTAGATTTAGGGTCAAATCTACCTGCTAAAATTCTACTTCTATATGTTAATGTAGTACCAGTAGTAGCAATATTTATTTTGTTTTTTAAATGATGAAAATCATCATCTGTAACTTCATCGTTGTGAGTAATATTATCACTATTCGTAACTTGAGCTCCAGCATCTAATCTTCCAACTACCTTGAGTGTATCTGTAGATTTAGATGAATATTGTAATTTTCCTAACGTGGATTCTGGTGTGTCAAATAAAAAGTCTGTATGAGACAAGGTCTCAAAACCCTGTAAGGGTGTGTATATGTTTCCATAGTGTGTACCGTTTTTATGTCTTAATGATTCATTACCCTCTACATTTGCATGTATAATAATTTGATTTAAAACACCAGAAGCTAAAACTGATTTATCACTTTCTGTTCTATCTACACGTACTATTGAATAGCCCCCAATTTTATCTAAAATTGATTGTGCAAGTTTAACTTCAAAATTAGGAAATAAAGCAAAACCATTTACATCATCAGTTAATGTATCAAATGTTAGCGTAGTATTACTTCCTTGAGATAATGTGTTTTGATTTAAAGTAACAGTAGTACTGCTTATTGATATTACTGAAGTATTTTTTGGTATACCTGTACCTGTCACAACATCGTTTACGTTAATAGCAGAAACTCCTGCACTTCTAACAAATGTGTTTGCACCACTACTAAAAACACAACCACTTAAAGGCGTAGGTATATTACCTGCGTGTTTAAAAGTCGTAACACCATCATCACTTGTAGTCCTTCTGTTACCGCTAGCGTCTATGCTTAAATAATCCATAGTACCATCAGGCATACGAATATCGCCTATTGGTTTTACAAAAGTAGGATTTCCTTGAGTATCATAAAATAAAATACCAAATCTATATATTTCACCCCTTTGATAGCCAGTAAATTTTGATGTAAATAAAGGGTCTTTGTAGTTTTCAAAACTACCATTATCGTTTTTTGTTATATACCCATAATGAGGCACTTGCCCGAGCATTGTTTCAGCTTTATTGCTGCTATTACCAACGCCATCGTTTTCAAAATATTTTACTTGTGTTAAATTAAATCGTTTAGTATCAAATGTTACTCTTACACCAGTTGCTGCAGTGTCAAAATCATCTGTTTGAGCTCCTGGAACTCTAGTAGAATACGTACGTTTTAACCAATTATATCGCAAGTCATTATAAAAGTTTACATAATGTATTTGTGGGTTTTCTTTTACGCTGTAAGTTGTAGAAACTCCGTTACTATTAATAAGAGCAGTTGTATACTTATATGACTTTACTCTAAAATCTGCATCTACTGACTGTGCATTGTTTGTTAAATTTGCTGCAAACAATCTATTATCTTTAATAGCCAAATCACCACAAGTATCCCAACTAACATGACTTTTTAAAAGCTCATTAATTGATATAGTTGTTGTTGTTTCATTTCCATTATGTACATATTGAAAAGAATCAGAAACAATTGCACCTTCTGATATTATATTTGCTTCTATTGCACCTTCAGAAGATAAATATCTTATGTTTATTATTTGTATAGTACCATACGATTTATCTATATCTGATATTTCTACATGAACAGAGTTTGATGACTGTAAACTTAATGGTCCTCCTTTAGATAAATGATATTCTGAGTTTTGGGACGTTTGTAAAACTTGCACAGGGTTCGTAATATTTGAAACCCTTGAACTTTTACCATCAGTTGTAATAAGTCTGTACGCGTAAGAATGAGAGCCGCACAAAACACTACCCCCTGGTGAAATGCTTTTTACAACTGGACTTGCTAGATTAGATTTTTTAGATAAATTTAATTGGTCGCTAGTTAAGGTTGAATAATATTCTGGAGCTTCTTTTAAATTTAGTGTACGTAAAGGCTGTATACCGTCAGTCCAATAAATTCTATGAAAATATTCGTTTTCTTCTGAAACTTCAACTCTTAAAGAAGTTTTAGCCGTCAAACCTAAATCGGTTCTCAAAATCATCTTTGTTACAGAAGAAGAAAAATCAGACTGCGGAGTTAGTGTAAATATAGTATCTTGAACATTACTACCTATACCTCTAGTTATAAATGCAACATAATTAGAAAATTCTGCTTGCCCAACAACTTCATATTTATTTTGTGATAAAGTTGCTAAAGTACCACCGTATACTTTATACGCATAGCCTTCACTTCCATTAGAAGGGTTTCCTGTCTGAACCCATGGTGTTATCACCAAAGTCATTGCTTCGGTTGTTTTATTACTATATCTAATCTTATAAACTCCAGTAGAAGTTATAGGGTCTGCTGATAAATTTAATTTTGCAGAAATTGCAGGAGTAGATATTGCTGTTATTAAAGCAGCAGACATTAAAAGATTAGAATTTATTAAAACACCATTTGTATATTCGCCTAAAATTAAAGCTGCTTGACTCAGTAAGCTATAACCATTTTTAAATTCTACAACTTCATTAAAACCATTATCTCCCGTTATAGTAAGTTTCCAACCGTGTAGTTCAGGCGTGGTTAAGTTTGTGATATTTGTAGACGCTAAAGCTAAAGCATCAGAAAATGTAATAGTTTTTTCTGTATCTTCAAATGTTGTAAATAAAGTATTTCCTTTTGCATTTTTTAATACAAAGCTATTATCTTCTTTAGTTACAAGCCTAGCGTTTATAGCTGATTTGTATGTGTCTGCTGGTAACGCATTTGCATCTATATCTGACATCATCCCCTTAGAGAACGAATTAGGTTTCTTAGTAGGTTGTGCCATTGTTAAAACAATTTGTTTTCATTACTATTAGGCTTAAGAGTGTTCCAGTATTTACTGATATTTCTCCACTGCTGTTTAGTAGGCATATTATCTCTACCTCTAGCTTGAGCACACTGAAAAGACCACTCTTGCTTTAAATCTTGATAAACATATCTAGGAAGTTTTTGATTGTAATATTCTCTTCCTTTGTATTTATACATAATGTAAGAAGCAATAGCATCTTCATGAGCTGACGATATAGTAGGGTATCCTTCTTCGTCAGTTGATATAGCATCGTAATGAAGCTTTATAGTTGTTCCGTCTGCTACATCTATATTTAAAAAACCCCCTGATACATACATATCTACACCCTGGTCATAAGAAGAACCCGATATATCTAAAGGGTTCTTGAGTTCTATCATATTAAGAAAGTCAGAAGGAAGTAAAACTTTCTTGCTTGTAACTACAAGTGAAACAACTTTTTTATCAAAAGTAGTGTAAGAGCCAATCTTTTTTTCTGCCTCAAAAGCCCACTCTACAAAGTTATGAAATTCTCTTGCAGCATCTTGTATACCTAAATTACGTATAACTGCTGCTACAACTTGTTTAACACTTATTCTAGGATTTCCTTTCATGTTTGTTGTTTTATTATCTCCTTAAATCTCCTCAAGGGCAATACTTTATATTGATTATACTTGTAAGGTCTATCCCACATAACTTTTACATACTCATCATCAAGTATAGGAACTTTATATAAAACAGTCTTATTTTCTCTTTTACTTGCCTCAACATCTAATCTTACATGAAAAGGTCTTTTGTGAGGTAATTTCTTTGTATAAATAGAACCCAGCTTTACAGGCAGTTTAAAGACCTCTTGCTGTTTTGCTACTATATCTATTGTATTATCTAAGAAAGACTCCATAATAGAGTAATACTCAGCATAAGACATAGCTCTATCACTTCTCTCCCCCTTAACTCTTAGACTACTCTTTATAGAGTTGTATATATCTTTAATAGATACATATTTGTCTTTGTATTTCTTGTAAGTATTATTACTTGCCTTTTGCCGCGTTTTCATCAACTTGGTTGTTTGGTCCTTTCGACGGTACGCTCATAATGATGCTAAATTCTTGTTTCAATACTTCCTTAACTAATACAGCTATTAACTCTTCTGGTATAGGGTATTGAGTTGTATCATCATTTACATAAGAACTAACCTCTGTTGGGTTAGAAAATATACCATTAACCTCTACAGAACCTCCAGAAACTATTGTGTCTCCTTCCCAAACGTAAAGCTTTCTATCGGATAATGTTGCTATCTTACTTCCTGCACTTAATATAAATCTTGAGTTATTCACGAACATCCTGTCGTGGTGTTGTATTATAGGTAGTGATGAGTAGTTTGAATCAATAGCTGAATCATCTTTATATGCTACACTTCTAATACCTCTATTGTCATTAAACCCTATTACATGTTTTATTGTAACTCCAGAAGAGGAGGGACTTATAATATCCATTTGAAAACACACATTAGAAGCTTTCTTTCCATTATCAGTGTATTGCATTAATAAATTAGCTCTATGGTAATGCACCATAAACTTAATCTGTCGATTGGATATATCAGAATCATCAGAAGCAACGCCTCCAGAGACTAAGTTTTTTATGTTATATGTTATCTCATTTAATGTAGCCATAATATCTTTTTAATAAGAAAGGGCAAAGTAAGGAAACCCTACTCTACCCTTTCTAGAAGCAGGGAGCAAAAAGCATCTTTAAACTCGTCGTTCAGTTATTTCTGCCTGAATCATTTGGTATCTTGGGTCTCCCAACGTTGCAAGTACCTTACGAGCTGCAATCTGACACACCTCTTCGTGTGTAGTTGCGTTTAATTTTAAAATATCAGTAGTGTATTGTAAATAAGTTACCACAACTACTGTGCTTGCAGTAAAACCAATAGAATGTATATTTCCACCTTTAAAATACAATACTGGATTAGATGCATCAGCTTTATTAAATGGGTCGTTCAGATAAGCTGAAATGTCGCTTATTTGTATAACTTTAACATTTACATTAGGTGTGGTTTTAATATAAGCAGATAAAAATCTACCATACTCTAAACCTGTTACAGCACCATCCATTGTGTTAATAACGACAGTCGTGCCATCTATAAAATTTTGGTCTTTACTTATAACTAAATTTTGTAGTTTATCACGACTATCTTGTGTAGTCTCAAACGCCATATAATATTGTTGAATAAATTCATCTACACCCATTTTGATGAATTCTTGTAACTCAGCATCACTAAAGTATGCAGTTGTTTCACTTTCAATAATATTCCGAATACGTGATACAGCGTTATCTACAGTCATTTAATTATTTCTTTGCAAGTTTCTTTTTAGGCTTTTCTTCACCTCTTATTTCATGCTTCAAGATAGCTAAAATATCTTTGTTATCTTTTAACCAAACTAGCACTTGTTCTTCGTTAGTTCCTATAGCTTCTTTACCATAGTAGAAGGTCTCGTTCTTATAGTTTAACTTTTTAGCCTTCAACGCTTCTATAATAAACACTCTAAGTTCTTTTTCTGGGTCAAAATGAACCTCCATAAACTTAGCGTGGTTACTTTGAGCCACATTAATTGCTTTAGCTCTTAACACATCTGAGCTAGCATTAAGGTTAAAACGACTTAATATTGCAAATACTTTTACATCAGCATCTGACATTTTAGCTGCTTCAATAATAGCTTGAGCAGAGGTTAATGTTTCTTTAGTATCAGCTTCTTCTTTTTCTTGTATGTCAATACGACTCCAAGCAGCTAATATAGACGGATGGTTTTTTAACCAGTCATCTGTTATTACATCTCCTTCTATAGAGGTATTTAAGATGAATGAAGCACGACTTGTAACAAACTGTTGTTCTAGTCCGTTTATATCTTTTAACTCGTGCAATCTTCCTGTTTTGTCTTTGTATGCACTTCCAAAATTAAAGTTAGTAATCTTAGAGTGCTTCTTGTTTTTGTAATGAATAAGGTTTTTTGTAATCTCCATGCTTGCTTTTTTTATTGTTAGTTAAAAAACACCCCCTCCGAAGAAGGGGTGAATATTATAAATTATCCTGCAAATGTTATAGAACCAATTACATCTTGAATTACTGTACAGTACCAAAAAGAACCGTCACATTCAAATTCAATTGTTTCACCACCTGTAGCGGCAGCTTCAATAGTTACAGTATCTGCTAATAAATTTTTAGCACCATCTGCACCAGCATCAGCTGTAGAGATAGCAACTATAGTATCTGCATCAGCAGATGTAATTATAGCATCTCCAGCACCAGCATTAGTTAAACAGTTAATAAATTTAAAGTTTAACCCAGCTTTAAGAGCAGGTAGCGTGTAAACCACGTCATTACCATCAGTCATGGTAACCATTACTACAGAACCTGACTCTTCTTGAGTAAAGATTCTAGCCGTAGGGCCTGTTGTAATAATGTTTCTTAATGTACCGCGTGAACGTAGTAAATAATTACCAGTTGCGGATTTATCATATTGCTTAAGGTATCTTTCTTCAGCCATTTTATTTGTATTTAAAAGTTTTTAATTTAATTTAATTAGATTGTTAATCCAGCAGGCATAATTACACCGCAAGATTGTGGGTTACGAATAATAATTCCAGACTCAGATAAGATATGACATTCGAAAGTATCATTACCGTTAGCAGCCATCATTGAAGACGGGTCGTTAGGGTTAATCATACCAGGAACATATTTCTTAACATAGTTTCTGTTGTATCCTTCAGCACCTTTAGAGATAAGCTCTACGTTAGCTACACCATCTTGAACACTCATATCCATAACTACCATTAATCCTGATAATTGTGAAGTGTTAAAGCCAGTACCAGAAATACCTGAAGTCATAGTAGCAACATTAGGGTCATCAAAACATGGATTGTGTACCAATTTGATGTTGTTACCTAAAGCAGAGTAAGAAGTAAAGTTAGTTCCTACAGCTACACCTTCACCAGATTTAGATGCAATTAAGCTAGAAGCAGAACCCATTGTTGCCAAGTGAGCAGTCATAGCTTGTTGGAATTGAATCATTCCTTGCATTCCAGTAAATACTACATATTCGTTACCTGTTGCCTTTAATGAACTTAAAGATAAAGTACCAATGAATTTTAATAACTCACCTTCTGTAACTCCGTTACCTGCAGTACTAAATTGATTAGCAGAAGCAATTTGAGCTAAGATTCCGTCACCCATAATTGGAAGACCGTTAGCAACTGCACCAGCATCACCAGGATAAGTAATATCTCCAGAAACAGAAGACTTACCAAACCAACGATTCAATTCAAGTTCGTACATGAATTGGTCAGTCATTTGTTGCTCTTTAGTAAAGTACCATAGTCTGTGACCATTGTGCTCAACCCAAGTAACATCATGTAAATCAATACCATTAATCTTACACTTTCTACGAGAAAGAGTTAAGTGGTTTCTGTGAGTTTCTGGGTAAGCATAACCTTCACCAACTTCATCACCTAAAGAACCTTGTCCATAAGCTGAACCAATTACGGCAACAACTTCTGTTACAGCAGCAGAAGCACCAGCAGCAGAGAAATTAAAAGCATCAATATGCTTAATTGTTACATCAGTGTTTCCATCTGCAGCAGTGTTAATTGAACCTACAGCAGTTACTAATGCGGTAGCACCACATTCGAAACGAACTACATCGTTTACAGTTAACATACAGTATTCCTCAACACCAGTAGATGTTGTATCACTTTGAATCTTAAGTGTTCCTACAGTTCCAACTGTAGCATTAACAGCATAAGCTACATCAATTCCAGCAGGAGCTTTGTAACGTTGCATGATTTTCCACTCGAATGAGCTTCCACCAATTACTTTTTCAGAAGCACCAAATCCTAGGCGTTCTAGTAAGTACGTCATAGAGTAGCGAGGATACAATTCAATGATTTTCTTCGCAATCTCAGGGTACTTTAGCATATTATTTACAAGGGAGTTATCCGCTGTGTTATATGCTGGGTCATATTTTGCATTATAAACCTTCATTTTGTTTTGTTTATTAGTTGTTAATAATTAATCAAACATTATTTAATTACTAAACTTACTAGGGTCAAAACCTTTCTTCGGAGCTTCAAAGCTCTTAGATGAATGATTTTTCCTAGACGGTGATGTTATACCATCTAAAATACGAGATTTTCCTTGCTCTACGCCTTGCGTTCGAACCATTTTAAAAATCTTTTCTTTGTTTCTCCATAAGAAGGCAGCCTCCGCAACATTGGCATGAGTCTCAAACACTTCTTGGGCGAAATCCCCTTTGGTTATGTAATTATATAGTTGTTTCTTATCTTTATGAGATACTTTTCCACCAAAAAACTCTTCTTTATCTTTAATAAAGCTTTGTAGTTCTTTACGTGAGTTTTTAGCACCCTCAGTCTTTTGTTGTTCAGATTCCTTTTCTTCCTTTCTAATTCTATCCTTCTCTCCGTGGATGTGCTTAGTAAGTTGTTGTCGAACTAATCCAGCTTCACGCTTTAGTAATCCAGCATCTTGTAATCTGTCAACTGTATCTGCAATATCTTCATCTTCGTATTTTGCAGCACGCATATCAGCAATAACTAAATCTTTATCATCCATTTCAAGGAATGAGTTTAGATTCTTAATTATATCGTTTTCTTGAACTGGAGGCTTCTGTAAATCTTTTATCTTAGCGATAAACTCTTCCTTACTTGTAGCTTCAACACCAGCTTCTTTACCTATTCCTTCCCAATCAAATTCAGCAGCAACCTCTTGCTCTGCGTCATCTTTAGATTCAACTTCATCCCAGTCGTCATCAGACTCCTCGGCTACCACCTCTTCTTTAGCTGGCTCTTCTACCTTCTCTTCTTCCTCTACTTGAGTTTCGTCTTCAACATCACCCCAAGAAAATCCATCTTCCTGGTTGTCAGTTGTTTCCACTTCCTTAGAGTCTTCCGTTTCCGTAGTCAAACTCTCAGCTAGACTAGTAGCGTCATCGCCAGCACCACTTAAAAATGATGTTGGGTCAAACCCTTTATCTTGAGTTGTTTCTTTTGAGTCGCTTAAAACCTCATTAATTAATTTGCTTTCTTCTGCCATTTTGTTTGCTTTTAACTAGTTACAAAGATATTATTTTTTTTGTATACTTTTTTTGGCTTCCATGTTAGATTGGTGTTCGTTGTCTTTGTCCTTTTGTTGTGAACTAAAGTCAGACTTAACTTTCTCTAAAACAAGTTTGTTTTTCTCTCTCGTATCATCCATGTCTCTACTTGCGTCAGAAGCAATCTCCTGAGCAGCGATTCTAGCTTCTGCATTAATTTGAGCCACTTGGATTCTACCTTCAATATCCATTCTCTTAAGTTCGGTTTCTGCCTGAACTTTAGCTTGGTCAGCTTCTGCTTGTTGTTGTTGCATTTGTTGTTGTTGTTCTTGAGCACCAGCTTGTTCTTTCTTCATAGCATCTATACCCTGTTCTAATATAACTTGAGCTTCACTCATAGTATCTGCTTTCATAACCTTAAGAGCATCTAATAAAGTAATAGTACCTGATTGAAGAGCTGCTTGAGACATTTGCTGAACTTGAGTTTTAAGTGCATCATCTTTACCAGAATCACCCATAAAGATACCATAGTCATTTAAAGCTACATCAGGAAGAACGCTAAGCATCTTATATCCAGCATCTCCAAATATGAATGCTGCTTTCTTTCCACCAGCCCAAGCTATCTTCATTAAGTTAGCAAGGTCTTCCATAACCTTCTTCTTAACTATGTTATGAGAAAATACCCAACCACCAGTTGATATAGCAGACTGAGTTACAGACCTTTGCACATTACCTACATATTCATATTGTTCTACAGCACCTTCTCTTTGTGGTGATACACCTGAAACCTGACCTGCAGTCTGTTCAAGCATTACCTTAAGGTTTATAAGTTGTTGAACAGATTGAGATAATGTAAAGTCAATTTGTTGGAACTGATTAAACGGTGCAGAGTCGCCACCCTCATCACGAGAGTTTATAGGAATAATACCATCATTCTTTAAGTGGTACATAACATCTTGCATATCCATACCTAAGTTTGTAGGCATCTGAGACACATCATACACTACTGCTTTACCCCCAGAACGAGCTAATGCTAATTCAATATGGTACATAACAATGTTATATAGCATTTGTATATGACTAAGAATATCCATCAAACTAGTAGACTTACCTGTAGTGTGGTTGTATATAACACCAACATAAGATAAAGAAGTACTACCAGCATCATCTACAGAACGTATTTGATTAGGTCTTCTTCTACAGTTTACTGTAATCTTTCCACCAATCATAGTCCCTTCCCATATATCATCTACATGTTTAGTTTCTATTACATCACCTTTTCTTGCTTTGTAATGTTCTCCTACAACTTTATGGAATGGGTGTTCTGGGTTGTGTTTGTTTTCTGAAACCTTTACTCTAATGGTTTTTATGGATTTCCATTCTGCAGATACCACTCTAACTTTTACATTTTTGTAATCATCTACATCTACCCAATTAAATTGACTATTCCATTTATCTATATTTTCAGAACCAGACTGACGCATATCCTCAAGTTCACGAACATCTTCGTCATCAAACTCGTTTCTATACTCATCTAATATTTCATTTACGCTTAACCATCTTTCTTCTCCTGCCCATTGAGCATCATCTAAAAAATCACTTTCTATAGACTTATCGAATACGAATGTACGTGGGTCTACCCTTCTAAAGTAAGGGTCACCATCTTTTACATATATCTTATAAAATTCCTTACCAGTTACAAGTAAATCTCTCATTCCTTCATGGAACACCTTCTTCATCTTGTACTTCTCACCTAAGTAATCTAAACCATCCTTAATAGACTCTTCTACAACTTCCTTATATTCAAATCTCATGAAATGGTCAATATCGTCAGGTATAGGGAAATCTTTATTATCCATATCCAACTCCATCCCGTAGTCGTTCTCTAATTCGGAATTGATTTCATTAAGCAAGTCATTAGCTATAAGAGAAACTTTAAACTGTTCCTTTCTAATCGCTGCATCCATGTTAATAGCAAATACACTTTTATCTAAAGGTCTACTCAACTCTTCATTACATAGAAGGTCAATTTTATTTTTAGACAAAGGGTAATTCCCCATGGTTGCTGGAGATGTCATCTTATACTGCTCAGTCACATAACTGTAATCATCATAGATTAAATCACCATTGTATAACCTGTAGTTTCTAACATCCTTATCGTAACTACTGGTAGAGCCTTCAGCATTACTCTGCTCTAACTCTGCTACAATAGCTTTAATGTTTTTCTCACACCATTCTTCATTTTTTTCGCTATCTGGAACGAACTGTTTTGGAAAGTCACTCATTTTTTATTTTTTATATGGAACTAATCTTCCGTTTTCTCTTTTATAATATACAAAGCCTAAATTACTTTGTACATGTTCATCTCTTTTTACTTGCTTATCGTATAAGTCAATGTCATGTACTAAACATAAACCAAAGGCTATTGCCCTATCCGTGTTACGTAATCCGTAACTACCAAGCTCATCTAATAAATCTACAAACCAAATATCACCACAATTCTCCTCTATATAGTTCTCCATGAATTGTTCCATCACTGCTTTAGTGTGTTTATTCATTTGAAGACCGTACCTGTTTCTGTTAACAGTTTTAGGTGAGTGAGCTGTTGTTGGTCTCTCTTTTAAATACTGCTTTCCCCCTGCTCTTTGGAAGTATCCAATAACTCCAATACGAGTAAATTCAATCAGCATTTTCGCATTGTAATATACGGCTAATTTTAAACACCCATCCCAGAACTCTTCTGCTGTGTCTGGACGCTCTGTATACTCAGCAATAGGGTAGTTTCCAGCTATCTCCATGTTATAGAATCGCCTAAAGATAATAGCACTACCTAAAGAGGAAGTTGACGACTCATCCTGGTCATACGAATCAATTCCACCTATGTCTAAACCTTTAAGCTCAGTGTTTGGGTGTGCTAATATTTTATATGGACCATTCCTATCAAGAACAAACTTGACTTGCATTCCTTCGGCTTCCCATTCTAGTCTACCGCTTTGTATCTGACCTTGTAAATCTTCACTACTTAGTATTTCACTTCGTTGTGCGTTTATCTTGGCCACGTTAAATCTAGAGTTCTTAGTTTGTAAGAAAGCTTCTTCTACGGATAATGGGTAATTTTGTAGCTCTAGGTTGTACCCTTTCTGATTACCTGCCTTATGTAGTTGTTCTCTTCTGTCTTTAAGGGCTTTTGTAGCCCCGTCATTATCTGAAGTACCTGTCTTTATATCAAAGAATCCATGATAACACATGGAAGCGGGGATAAACATAGGTATAAGGTTAAAGGCATCAGCATTATAATACATCTCCATGAAATCCTTAGAGGCTGCCTCAATATCTCCACCCGTTCCACCAATAATAGGGACTCCATACTGGACATTCCCATCCATGAAACAAGCCTTAGATGACATATAAGCGTTAAGCAACTCTTTGAATTCCCCAGCTTCCTCAAAAACCATAACAGAAAGACGTTCACCCTTATATACTTCAGGATTACTCATCGTTCTACAGTGTATAACAGATTGAAATCCATCTACACCCCACTTACCTTCTTTGTCTTTTATTTTATAACCAGATTTAAGAACTTCCTCACCTTCTTTAAGTGTTGAGTGTCTAAAATTAGAGTTTTGATTGTTGAGTCCTGCTTTCACTTTATCAAAGAAAGATGTAGCAGTCACCTGAAGCCCTGCAGCTACCCCTACGTGGTTGTATGGATAGAATGTGTATTCGTGTGCTAGAATACCAGAGTTCATGTAAGAGAACCCCTTATCTCTAGCCTTAATGACAATCATTCCTTTCTCGTCTTCCTTGGATGTATCGAACAAGTCAAAGTAATACTTATCCATATCTCTATACCAAGGAGCAATAAGAGTCTTACGACTGTTACCCTTGACACCATCACTACCTAAAATTTTATAGAAGTTTAAATAATAATAATGTTTACCAGTAATACGTGGCATGCCTTTAGGTGCAAACCCAAATTTACACCTCTCAATCTGTTCGTCCCAATACTCCCTGAAAGAAACACTCTCTGGGTTTAAGGTAGGAACACCTTCATAAATTAAAGGTTGATACTTTTTTGCATCAAACATTCTTTTGACTCTGTAAAGTTTCTAAATAACTAAGCTCTCTATTACCAGCAATCTTAGAACGTTCACCACGCCTTTCAATAGCGTCTAATAGCTTCTGTCTAGTTCCTAATACTTTCTCTACACCAATCATAATCTTTTGTATGTCGGCTGCATTATCTATATTAATCTTAGTAGAATCAAGCAATTCAGTATACTCATTTATTTTCTCATTAAAAGCTGAGAGTTGAGCATCGAGGGGGTCATATTGAAGTTGGTTGTACTTAAGTATTGCGGCAGCAATTTTTTTATTTTTTGAGCCTTTCCACTCATAGTCTTGATATAAGTCTTTAGATACGACTCTTACTCTTTCATCGAGTGTGAAGTGTCGGTATGGGGAGTCATAGTCTGCTATATACGCAACATACATAAGTCCTTTGCTACCAAAGTTTTTGGAATCTATAAGGTCTTTGAATTCTGGTATACCAAATATACCATCATCTTCAACAACGCTTCCTTTATTACTTATTTTTAGTAGGTACATACTTTTTGAGTTCTGTTATCATTATAAAGACACCGTGAATTACATGAGTTGACTCACCTTCTTCTGGTTCACCATCTTGGTCAAGGTACTTAAAGTGTATAGTTGATGTGCTACCCCCAGCAAGTTTATAGTTATTAACAATTGGTAGGTATCCCATTTCTATATAGTCTTCTATAATTTCAAACTCTCTATTGTCGGATATTTCAGACACGTTCACGTACCCAAATATCTTTCCATTTGGCATTAGCTCCACTACACCAAACTTTGATTTTTGCTTCTCCATTGTTTCCATGGTACAAAGTTAATGAAAAAAAGGGCTCATATTACTGAACCCTCCTTAAATCAAAAAATATAATATTAATATATTATAAAATACTAGTCGTGTTGTATAAAGCCACCTTTAGAATATCCTCTATCCTTTGGGTTACCCTTATCTTGCAAATTAGTGTTGTGAGTTCTTTTATATTGCTTCTCAACCTTACGATTCTTAATTTGAGAAATCTTACGCCCAACTTTATTTTTAAGAGGCTCTTTAGCTTTCTTTATTTTACCGCCCTTAGAATAACCCATTAATTTTGTAGCTTTCTTATTTACAGAAGAAACTTTTTTCTTTGCTCGTGTTGATAAAACACTTTGAGCCTTCCCTTGGACTTTCTGTAAGTTAGTTGTTTTTGTAATACTTCCACTACCACCTTTTACAGGGTCTTTTGTACGTCCAACTACCTTAGCCATAGCATCTTTAGAAGATTGAGACTGAATGTCTTTACCTCTCTTTATTTTACGTATCGCTTTCTTACCAGCTCTTTTTGCTTTTTTGTTATCAGGCATAATATTATCTATTTAGTTTAGATTCAAAAGTACATAAAAATAATTTATATTTATTTGAGTGTGAATGTATTCCGTTAGTGCCCCCCGTGTTGCGTAAAACTTTTGATACCCCTATGCTTCCTGGCACAGCCTGTCATTCTTCTCTGATATAACTAACTAAAAACTATTCGTTATGAA